ACTCCTTGCTTATCGGTTCGCCGTTTTCCGGGTAGTATCCGTCCGGGTAGCGCTCGCAGAATAGGCGGATTTTTCGCTGTTTCTCAAACTCGGCCTGTATATCGGAAACACTTTCCAGCTGCGCGAAAGGATTTGGCGACTGGGGTTTCTCGACGGCCTTGGATCGCTTGAGTTCGGCGACTTCCTGTTCCAACTTCTGGGCTCGCTCCTCGGCTTCCCGCCTCAGGGCCGTCAGCTTGTCCAAGCGCTTCTGCATCCCTTTGGTGGAGGATACGGGTTGCTCTTCCTGCTGTTCGGTCTCTTGGCTTTCCGTGGTTGCCTCCGGCATTTCTGCCTCGGGCGCTTCCGGCGACTCCTCGCCGGTGGTTTGTTCCGTCTGGCCGCCAGACAGCACCCGAGAGAAGAAATCCTCGGGCTTTTCGATGACGCGGGGTTCGGCCTGTCCCGCGTTTTGGGTCATGGGGGGATTAGACTCGTTCCCAAGTTCGAGTTCAGCTTGTGGCTGTTGGTCGTTTTCCATGTAGGGTCAGCGTTTAACGTCCGCAGAGACGGGTCAAAATGTGTGCCCCGCAGAGGCGATCACAAGCGTCATGCGTTCGGTGAGTTGCTTTGAGTCGCATTCGTGCCACTCACGGCCACGTCTCGACGTGATTGGAGCTCAACAAGTATGTCGTTGAGCGCATCTAGGCGGCCAGCGCTATGAACGCGGGCTTCTCCGGTCGTGCTGGCCGACATGACCTTCGACATTTCGATCTGAAGGGACATGTCGATCACGACCAGTATGGCCTTGAACATCTCGCTGCATTGGAGGCTCTGGTTTTCCAGAGCTCTCTGAATGGCGACGTTTACTTCTCTAGGGTCTTTGGGTTGGCTCATGCGAGTAGCTGGTCAGGGGAGGGTGCGGGCTGCTGGGGTGCGGGAGCCATCGCGCCTTCTTCCGCGGCTTTCCCGAACTCCTCTTGGATCTTTTCGGTTGCAGGCGAGACGCCGACGCGGCCGATCTGCTTGTTCTTCTCCTGCTCCACGGAGAACTGAAGCTGCTTCATGTAGTTCTCGAGAAGGATCTGGAAGATGCGATCGCCCTGAGCTGCCTGTTGGGCCTTCGGGTTCTTCGCCAATATGTCCTGAGCGAACTGCAGCTTCGAAGAGGCCTGCGGGTCGTTCTCGACGTACATGGCTTCGTTGCCGAGCATCATGAGCGCGATATCGTTCGTGACGTCCTTGTAGAGCTTCTGGGATGCCGTGGCCTTGTCGATGACGAGCTCGCGAGCGGCGTCCGGGCTTATGGACTCGATGACGAGCTTAACCAGCTTGTCGCGATCAATGACGCCGGATACGTCCAGCGGAACCACAGTCTCGACGATGGACTTGAGCTTTTCCCGGACAAACTCAGGGTCGGCGTCGCGCACGTCGAAGCGCACGTTGAGGTCATACTGAGTGTGGATATCGGACATACCCTGCTTGAGCGGAGTGCCGGTGATGCGAACGATCTCTTCCTCAGGCATGTACTGGAGGCAGAGCGTGAACATCTGGCTGAAGCATCGGGTCCAGAACATGAGCCAGTTGTCGACCTGCAGCTGCTTCATCATCTGGATCTTCACCGGGTCGATGGGCTTTTCCCCGACTTGGAAGCCGAAGTAGTTGCCTAGGTTCTTCTCGACCTGCTCGATGACTTGGAACGCGTACTCCGCGCGGCCGGCAGGGGGCTCCAGCCAAGTGTAGTCATCCTTGTTGGTCACAGGCAGGACCTGACCGGGTGCGATCCTGTTCAGGGCGCCGATGCGTTTAACGACCTTGACCGGAGGCAGAACTTCGATTGCGGTCCTGTCCCTTATCGCGTCATGCTGAGCTTTGACCTCTTCCTGTTCGGTCTTGCATATCTCAGGTATGCCACGGGACTCGGTCACGGCGCGGCGAGACGTCTCCATGCGAAGCTCCACAAACGGATACTGGTTGTGGGCATAGTTTAGCATCTCTTGGATGCCGTACTTTTCCGACCCGACCTGAGGGCAGAAGACAGTATAGTAGATCGCCGGTATGTTGTCCTTGTCTAGCTGCCGGTAGTACGCCCATACGATCTCGATGAGGTTGTCGCCGCGCTGGACGTTGGTGTTCAGCATGGTCGTCGTCGGAACTAGGTTCGGATCATTGAAGTAGTAATGGTTGCCCATCGTCTTCGACGCATCTTCGACGAAGTCCCGCTTCCACCCTGCCACCTCAGCCATGGACCTGAGCTCGACCTCCGTGACGTACTGCCTGCGGAATATGACGCGAGCCTTCTGCAGGTCGCTTGTCTCCGGCGGGAAGCATACCTCGTCGTAAGGCTTGAGGGCAGTTACGACCGGCAGGTTCTTGGCCACGAACGGCTGCTGCAGGCTGGACTCGCCGGTCTCGCGAAGCTCCCTGATGACCTTCCTCAGGTCAGGTTCTGCCTGATCAGGAAGGTAGGCCATCATGAGCTGAAGGGCGTAGTCCTCCTTGGACGGGTCTTGTATGGCGGCGACCATGGCGCCCATGCGTCCGTCGGCTCCGGCCATCTGCTGGGCTTGGGCGGCCTCGGCAAGCTCCATGAGGGTGATGGGCTGGATGCGCTTGCCGGCCTCGCGCTCCCATCCGATCTGAACGATCGACCATCCGTAGTGCAGCATGTAGTCGGCGGTGAGCTCGGCCTCCTTGTGTAGCTCGAGCTTCATCTTGGTCTCGATCAGCCAGCGCATCAGGTTGGTGGCGGAAGCCGCCGACATGGTGTCGTTGATCTCCGTGCCGCCCACCTTCAGAGTGCAGGCCTTGAAGGAGTGCATGAGCAGGGCCTTCTGCTCGCGGATGAGGCGGTCGACGAGCCTGATGCGGACGTCGGACGCGCCCTCGAAGGGGAACGCAGGGTCGCCGTCAGGACGGGCGTAGCTGTGCTTCTTGCCGTCGTCAGTCTGGCCGGGCCAGCGAGCTAGGCGAATGTCGTCGGCATAGTTCATCTTCGACACCATTGTGCCGAAGAACGCGGAGCGCTGATACTCGTTCAGCAGGAACTGGATGTCCGGTACCCGCTGATGGTATGCTAGCTGGTCACGCTGGTTCCTGTGATCCTTGTATTTGATGTTTGCCATTGGTGTTCTTGGAAATGTGTTCGATCAGGTCGTCGCGGTAGAACATGAACTGTCCCCCGGTGGTCTTGTACGTCCTGACGTCGCCGCGGCGTCGCATGCGAAGCAGCGTGGACTTGCTTATGTTGAATATGCTCTGCGCCTCGGCGAGGCGGAGCAAAGGGGGAGTGCCCGCGGGTATCGATATCATGGTTGTCAGTAAGATCCTCCGCCGACGGCCTTGAAGGTCTTGTCGTCGGCGTAATTGGGTTGCATCACGGCAAGATACCGGAGGCAGTCGACGGGGTCCTTGCTCGCGCCCTTTTCCCCGTCTAGCCCGGTCCACTCGCGTATGCACCAAGCCGTGTTGATGCAGTCCTCCGAGATGTAGAGCTTGGGCTGGTTGATCGCGCTTATGGGCTGGTTCTGGTCGTAGGAGAACCAGTCGTTGATGATGTTCACTCCCTCCTCGAGCCTGAGGCCGGCCGCCGGAGTGAACCACATCGGCTCGGGCTCCTCTTCTAGCAGCTGGATGAGCGTGGTCCCGCCTTCCTTGTTGATCACAGTCGCGTTGCCGGCGCGCGGGTCGATGTACCGCTCGAAGATCTGCTCTTCGCCCTCAAGGGAGCGTATGTGCTGCTTGGTCTCTATGAGGCCCATGCCAGCGCCTTGGCGTTGCGCCGGGCCCGGCTTGCCGTCCGGCTTGTCTCCGTTGAGCGCCCACTCGCCCATGCTAATGTCGGGCCACTCCCTGTAGACGTACTTGTTTCCATCCTTGTCGACCCGCATCCAGAGCATGAACCAATTCCTAGCTCCGGCCGGATCGACGACCATATAGTTGGTGCCCTCCTTGGGTATTCGGTTGGCCGGTATTATGTTCGGCTCTCCGAAGCGCGGGAACTGCGATCCGGACAAGGACTCGGCCCATCCGTACGCGCGGATCTTTATCTCGTAGGGCCCCCTCCCCCTCAGAGCCAGCTTGATCTGGTCGAAAGGAGAATATCCGTTGAGTATGGAGTGGAACCAGATGACGTTCGCGGATCCCTTGATACACGAAGCCGTGTAGGGCATATGGCCCTTAGGTATGTTGGGTACATTTTGCGTGTCAGGAAGAAGGTCAGCCTTGAGGGTCTTTTTGAAGCGGCAGCCGGAAACATACTCCTTCACGACAGGCGTGTAGCCCGTGATCGGAGTGAAGGTAAGGATCATCTTGCCGGAGCGAGTGACCAAGCGATAGCGCAGGGTCTCCACCCAGTCCGGGGGCACGAGCTCATCGCACCAGATCAGGTCGGGCTCGCCGCCTTCGATGACCTTCTTCTCCTGACCATAGTTCATGAAGAAGATCTGGGACCTGTTAGGCAGGACGAACGTCGCGTCGGTGAAGCCGTTCTTCTGGGAGTATTGGATGTTCGTGACCTTCGTCTTCTTGGCGTTCTTGTATTCCGGCGGCATGTACTTCCAGATGACGGCCTGCTGCATCTGGATGGAGGTCTGCGATGTCGTGTGCAGGCACCAGACGCGAGAGTTGGGACGCGAGCACAGAAGCTGCATCACGCGCTTGGCCGCATACTCCGTCTTGCCGGCGCGATTGCCACCCATGATCAGAAGCTCGTTGCCGGCCATCAGCAGGCCATCCGCCTCGCGCCAATGGTCAGGCTCATAGCCGTGCCTGTAAGGATCGAGCTCTTCGGCCTTAATCTTCTCCTCGCGACGCTTAAGCACCTCTGCCGCGCCATCCGGGCCGAGCTCCCGCGCGAGCTCTATCAGGTCCTCCTTGGTCGGAGTATGGATTATCGGATGCTTCGTGACCATCAACGGGTCGTCACGGGTCCCGATGTTGATCTGCTCGAAGCTCAAGCAAGGTTCGCAAAGCCCCTCTGGCCTGCGGATAAGATATTGATGTTCACGCCGCCGCCAGACCGCCCCCACCCAACAGCCTTCGGCCCTGCCACTATGTTCGGAAACCTTCCCGGAAACATCTCAGGAGTGCCGTATCTGGCGCCCGCAAGGGCGCCCGCGCTTCTTTTTTTTCTGAGATACGCCCTGTTCTGTCCTACGATCCCGGCGGCGCCCATGCCGATCGTGACTTCGTCGCCTGTTTTTCTTCCGCCGGCGGCGATGATGTCGGCTGATCCCATGCCGATGACGCCCCCTTTTCTTTCGCCGCCGGCGTTGATGATGCCTTGAGCGCCCATGGCGACTGTCACCCTGTTGAGGAAGGCCGCATCGACCTTGGTGCCCCATGTCTGCTGGAGCCGTATGTGCTCCTCGTTCTCCTTGAGGTGCTTCTGCCGCATGAACGGCGATAGCAGATCTAGGTTCGACTTGATGGCTCCCCTAACCCGGGCCTGTTCGGCCGGATTGGGGACCTGTAGCAGATCCTCGTCTTCCGAGGTATCTGGCATTAGCAGCCCTTGTAACCCTTCCAGCCCTTGGAGCTGGAGTTACCGGATTTCTTTGCGGGGGTTGATTTCTTCATGTTTGCGCTTGAGAGCTTGGAACAGCTTGGCCGCGCTAAGCGGCCGTTGCGAGCAGATTAGATTTCCACCCTTCCGGTCAACCGAAACTTCAGCACCGGGGTAGAAGAGCTTGGCGTTGGCGACGACCACGTTGTGGCTCTTGCCGTCGATCAGGACAGTCATGATCTTCTGGTTGGGCCAGTTAGTCCGGGTGACTACTGCGACCTTGGGCCAGACGTCCTGTTCCGTGGTCTTGAGCTTGAACTTGGCGAGAACCTTGAGGTAGCCGCCGTCGGTAAAGACTATCGGGCACATGTGGGCCGGCTTCGCCCCCTGATGCACGCGGTACCAGTCCTCGCCTTCCTTGAGCTCGGCGCGCCGGAAGGCGATCATCTCGTCTCGAGGCAATCCGTAGCGTGCTATTATCTCCTTCTCAGTCTGGGTTGTGGGATGCATAAAGGGCTTCAACGAAGGGCTCATCGATCCAAGGGGCCGGGCAGATGCGGACGCCGACGAACGGGTGTTTGTACCGGCACTTGACCACCTGACCGAACACGATCTGGCAATCGTCATGCCAGAACTTCTCGCGCGTCAGGATATCGCAGACTGTCTTGGGCAGGTTATCCCAGTCGGGCTTGACTGTATGGGGAAGGGCCTTGGCCTTGTCGCCCTTGTTCAAGGGGAAGGCAAATGTCAGACGAAGCCAAAGCGGGCCTTGCAGCGGGACGTCCGGCCGGTGCCGGCGGACCTGCATGGCGAACTGCTCGCCCCAGTTCTTGACCTTCGACTTGGACGTCTTGCCGATGAACTGCCGGCCGTCCTTGGTCTTGAGGATCCGGAGGTCGGCTTGATGGGTCGTGCGTATGGGCTCGATGTTCGCGATGAAGTCGATCCTAAGCGGGTCGCGCTCAACAAGCTCGTTTGACATGGGCGTGAATGTCGCGACACTCCTGAAGCATGTCAAACGATAATGGCCGTCTGGATACCAACCCCAGCTCGGATCACAACGCCTCGCGGATCTCGGAGGAACGCAAAGAGGCCGTCCGGGAGCTCCTAAGGGCCGGCCGAGGCATCGACGAGATCGCGAAGCTCCAGCGCATGTCGCCGAACAACGTCATGGCGATCAAAAGGTCGATGCCGGAGTCCACAGGCCTGAATGACGAGTTCAAGGCCGCGACTGTCCGGAACCTGAAAAGCTTCGTCCAGCAGGCCAGCCAGAAGCTCGTCGACGAGCTCGACAACCTGCACGTCTCCCAGATCCCCATCGCCATGGGCATCGCCATAGACAAGATACAGGCCCTCCAAGACCAGCCTCAGGCGGTCGTGGAACACAGATTTTCAATAGACCACAATTCGCTCGACCGGCTGCTCAAAAGCCGCGGTGCCGAGCTCGCTAGGGCCAAGGGTGACGTTCTGGACGCCAATCTGGTGGCCGACAGGCCCCAAGAAACCGCGAAATACCTCGATTGGGCTAAAGACCCCCGGGGTACTTTTTTGGAAATAAAGGGTGAGGTTGGTAATCCGTCGACCGCGGAGCCGAAGCTCGACGATCGACCCCCCCCGCCCCCTTAATCATGGGCCAAGAGCTCGGATTAGCTCTTCGCACAAGATCCATTATGTCTAATCGACACGACAATATGAGCTCAAAGCCCATCATTACGTCGCGCTGATCAGAAAGTTGGCCTGAGGGGGCTTGACATGGGGTCATTCTTTAGGAGGCTACCAGCCGGGGGTCACGCGTCGATTATATCCCGATCCTAGGCCAAATGAGCTCACGATCGGCTCTATCCGGTAATCAGGTCGTCCTCGGGCTGATCGGGCTTCCTGAGGCATCCTAGGCAGGTAAAACGGGCCATTGGGAGGATGACCATGGACTCGATTGCGTTGGGGTCATCTGGCCGGTCGGATCGGCCGGCATGAATGAGCTTGGGGTAGAAGCTCGCATGGTCTACCTTGGCATAACGGACGAGGTCGGTCTTGGCGCAATGGACGATGAGGAAAGCTGGCCTGTCGGTGACGTTG